CTCCTGATGAGAAAAGCCTTTCAGCAAGTCTGCATATCTCAGCTGGCGAACTCTTGAAGTGCTTACGCCAAGCATCTCAGCAGCTTCCTCCAGATTACACACCAGCTCAGGGGCTTCCTGACCGTCAAAAAGCATCATTTTAGGCACATTCTGTACCTCCTTTCTGCGGTTGGCTCCCGCGACGCCCTTTCGGGCGTTTCGGCTGCTGCCACGCAGCCATCATCAGGCGGGTTCAGTCCTCCTTCTCAATGCTCAGCAGGCTCATGCTGCCATACGCACAGCCATCTTCAATGTCACGGGCCTTCTTACGGGCAGAGGTAATGGACATGGCCTCAATCTCGCGGGTGGTTTCATAGCCGCCGTCCTTCATCTGCGGGTTGCCTCTCCAGAAGGTTGCAATGTACTTTTTCATGGTTTAGTCCTCCTCGTTGTACTCATCCACATCACGGCTGGACAGCCCAGCAAGAAAGATTCGGTGCTTACCGTTCTGGTCACGCTTCCAGTCGCCACCCATCATGCAGATGGCTGCGATGTAGCCCTGATACAGACCTTCACAAGCATTCCGCTGAGCTTCGGTTGCATCCTTGCGGTTCATACCGAACCACTGAGCATCCATAGAGAGGGCCAGAGTGTTCAGCCCGGTGTGAATCTGGTCAATGTACATCTTTTTCATCTCTCAGCCCTCCTTGACAAGCTGCATCATCTTGCGGATGCGGTTCCACTGCTCTTCATTCAGGCAGCCGCCATTGTTCACAAAATCTTTGGCGAAGCAGATTTCCTGCTCCATCTCTGTCTTGCTCATCTCGTTCAGGTTCTTCATGGTATGTACCTCCGGTTGCTTTCGCACTACTTTTGACGGTTCCATTATACTACTTTTAGAACTGCTTGTAAATACATTTTCTACTTTTTCTTAAAAATTTTTACGCATTTTTTCGTATTTTAGCTATCCCAGACATTCACGCCGGGAACATCAAGCCGAAAAAAAAGGGCGCCAGCCGCAGCCAGTGCTCTTGTGGTAAAAAGAAAAGCCAGCAGGCAAAACGCCTGCTGGCCTCGGTTCAATATTTACTTGTTCCAGTGAATAGAATTTGCGTTTTTAGCCTTCGCTCCGTACAAGTCGAAGTTTTTATAGCCATCATCCACATATAGCATCAGGGTATATCTGTCATATAGACTGCCGATGTCATCGCTGCCAGGCTGTTTATAATAGTCATTCGCCCAACTTGCCTGAGCCGCCAGATACCGGGCCACATCCTCACCGGCCATCTTTGCGGTATCATCATCCACAACAGACGGAACCTGAACAACAATATCAATCTCGTCTTTGTCCACCTGAATGGTAACATCCTTGATATAGTCGTACTCACACATATCTTTTTCCGTGGACGTAATGATGGATTCTCCATCAAACGTCAGCTCGGAGACATCAAGAGTGAATCCGGAGGAGCTGGAAGAGGAAGCAGCAGATTCAGAGGTCGTGCCGCTGTCACTGTGCTTCTCAGCAATAGAATCTAGCTGATCTTCAAACTCATCTTCGGCAGCAGCAACAGACGCGGCGGTTTCGCTTTCGGCTTCCTCGAAGGTTTTGGACGCTTTGGAGATAAGCTCATCGGTTTCGTAGCTATACACATCAACCAGCCCTGCGGAATCTTCACAGATATAATAGAAGTGGTTGTTTTCTACGTTCTTAACGCTCACGACTTTCCATTCGCAATCCTGCCCTGTTTTAAGTCTCATGAGGTTTATAATCAACTTTTTTGCAGATAACGGAGCGTAGAGGTCAATGGATGTAGAAAGTTCACTGTCTTCCAGATTTCCAAACGTAAAATTTATGCGGCCGTATACTCCTATGCCGCCAAGAACATCTGCGGCTTTATTGACAGCTTGGTCTGTGTCGTACAGTTCTTCCCCCTGAGCTTGTGAGACCAGCTCAAACCCTTCAGGCGGCTCAGCTGCTACGGATTCAGTGGCAGAGCTTGAAGGCTCCTCAACGCCACCAAGCGCAATAATCATCAAAAACGAAGCGATAACGGCAATGGCAAGCAGTAGCATGGTTCCTTTTTTCATTCTCATGATTTTTACCCCCATTATTTTTGGTAAGTTCAGTATATCAGGGTGCAGCAGTCTTTTCAACAAAAAATGGGAACCAGCTTTCGCCAGTTCCCAACAGCATCAAAAAAGAGTTGTCTGTCCATAATCCTCCGGGGCCTCAGAGGGGGGCTTTGCGGATCTGGGCTTGTAGATACGGGTTTGGGTCAAGACATCAATTTCGCAGAACAGGAAGCCCTTGCAGTGATTCAGCCGCCGCAGGGCCGGGCCTTCCAGCATCTCATCTTTATATCTGCAATAGGCCAGCTCGTCATCATTCAGGCAGGCGTTGCAGCAGTACCGGCAATATTGTTTCATCACGGTGCCTCCCAGAATCCAAAGGCCGCCGGAAGTCCCATCCAGTGTGTTACACGGCTGCCAGACCTCCCATCTGTGTTTTCTGGGTCGAGCAGGGCGTTCATTGTCGTTGCGCCGCTATCCCAGCCAACAGAGAAAATTTTCTGCTCGGTGTCATACATCGCGGGTGAAACATACTCTCCATAGCTCTCATCGGGATAAAATGGCGAGCACTCCAAATCCCACGTTATGACATTCACAAGGCATGGTACGAATATCTCATCTTCCTTGTCAGGTTCAGGAAGGCGCGTCTTGATGCTAACCCACTGTCCAGCAAGCTGCCCCTCTTCGTCACCGACTAAGAGGCCGACAGGAACTTTCAGTCCGGCCGCGAACTTGGACAGCATTTTGGTTGTCGGGTTAGCCCCACCATTCTCGTACAAGCTCACCGTCTGCTTGGTCACACCCATTCTTTGGGCAAGCTGAGTCTGCGTGATATGAGCGTCTTTTCGTGCTGCACGAATTTTCTCTCCGATAGAATCAGACATCTTTCAGCTCCTCCACATAGCACCAGCTTTGGGGTACACGATAAATAGAGCACCCTTCAATTTTGCAAGTCGGTGGAATCATGTAGTGATAAGACGGTTCATAGTTTTTACAACGCCAATTTCCGCAAACACAATTTGATCTGCCCATTCCAAAAAACCCAAATCTTGAAAATTCATCAAGGTCTCTGGGCGTATCGTAAACCCTCAGGTCAGAGATGTGCCACGCAAACAGCTTTGGCGCAGATTTTGCATAGGAGTTCAGTTCGGACTTTGGAATGCAGGATTTTTTGATATCCCGTATCTCTATCGCTATATCATCGTTTCCGAATTCGTTGAGAGATAGATAGCAATAATCAAAATTATTGTCGATTCCCATCCGCTGAATAGTGTCTATATTGTAGCAGGTGAATTCACCAATAACGAAACCATCCAGCCGCTGCCAGCCTTGAACAGGAATAGTCCGTAACCATCCTTCTGCGGTTTTCGTGCAGTAGATATAAACCTTGAACGGGGTTTCCAGCTTTGGGCGGGTCTTTCGCACTTCAACGGTCTTTTCGCCACTGAGAATCTTCTTGCACCAGTCAGGCTGGATACTCAGTAAAACAGCTTTCACGCTCGCACCTCCAATCAGTAATATTCGATCTCCACCAGAGAGGTGGACACCAGCTCAAAGCGGCCATCTGACAGAGGTATACGGAGCAGCTGATAATCACGCTCAGCAGATAGCTGGTCAGGTAGCAGCTCACCGAAGTCATCCACGGTGATGGTATACTTCGGATATCGCCGGGCTGCGTATGTTCCATCTTCAATGGCAGGAGAATAGACGGTGACGTGGTAACAGGGGTGGTCAGCAGTTCCAGCCTCAGCAGAGGTGGAACCACAGGCCGTAGCCCAGAGCGTCGTCAGGGTCAGCAGCACAACGGCCACAGCAAAACAAGAGAATCTCTTTTTCATCGGTCAGAACCTCCATCACTTCACATTCTCGCCGCTGGTAATAGCGATGTCGTACTCTGCATCGAAGTCCTCAGCAGTCACACCATATCGGGCAAATTCGGATACAAATACTTCTTTGCCGCGCTCATAAGCCTGAGTGCTATCCTTTGCATAAAACACATAGCAGGCAGCACAGACGCTGTTTTTGTTCTCAGGCTTCGGCAGGATAAGAGCCTTGTACTTTTTCAGGCCAGCATCTCCCAGAGCCTTCAGCGTGGCCATCCGCTCAGCGTATAGGTCATCGAGTTCATCGTCTACGATGGGAGAAAATCGGTGGCCCTTGGTGTGGGCGTATGCCTGCTCGTCTTTCCTCAGGGCAGCAATGTCGCGGTCAATCTCCTGCAAACTTCTCACTTGTTTTACCCTCCAAACCATTCCGGTTTCTCTCTGGACACTGTGCGTACAGCCTTTCCATTGCACTCAGGTCGATTTTATCAAAGCCCCCATGCTGCACAACAGCATTTGCGGTATGCGTTGTGCAGGCCATGTTGACAAGCAGCTCAGAACTGCTGCCGCCTTCACGAGCCATCTTACACAAGATGTTATTGAGCGCGATAAGCTCCAGCCCGCTCAGCTCTACCACAGCGCAGCCGGGGTCTTTCTTGGCATCATCGCGCACCTTCAGCGAATAGATTCTCATTATTTTATCAGCCTCCTATCATTTCGTTACGGGCGTTCCAGAGTTTTGCAGCCTGCCCCTGTGCAACAAAGGGCGTGTCGTGCCAGTCTTTCACCCAGACAGCACCACCTCTGGCCCCACAGCTGGAGCAGGCCACGCAATACTTGCCGCCCCTGAGCCTCAGGATTCTGGCAGAACCTCCACAGAACGGGCACGGTTTCAATTCGGATTTTGCCATCGCTCAGCCTCCCACAACAGGAACCAGCAGAAACAGCAGGAAAAACAGCAGGGCCATCACGGACATTGCCGTAGCCATACGTCTGCCATCTTTCTCCCGGATTGCATAGTTGGTATGTATTGCAGCCTTCAGCAGGCCAAGCATACACAGATACACGCCGACAGCGGCGAGAACCTTTTCCATGGTTTCCAACAGCATCTTTGCACCTCCATCAGCTCACGGCCCAATACACAATCGCAAGGGCAAAAACGAGGGCAGCCAACGAAGAATACGCAGCAATCATCATTTTCCTGTCTCCCTCTGCAACGGCTTTCAGAGCAACAGCGACCATGCGTACAAACAAGGTCAAAATAATGGCTGTTGCTACGATGGCCAGAACGCTCTGCGTGACTTCTTCCAGAATCATCTCACGCCCTCCGCTGCTCGATCATCTTCATGCACAGCTCCCGGTAAACATCGCGCTGTGCGCAAGCAGAGATAAACTCCCGCTCGTAAGAATGCCCCCCCTCAGAAGGAGCAGCAGGCTGCACAAGGCTCTTGCGGCCATCAGAAAAGGCCTGCACAGCATTCTTGACAGGAACCGGGGCCGGGTCGGGAATGACAACAGGGCCAACAATATCAGCAGTGCCAGGAGCCTCTTTCGGCTTGGAAATGTAGTTGTCAAGGCCCAAACTGACCATCAGGCCAAACTCGATGTCCTGCATCTCCTTATCGCACAGCTGGCCGATGTAGTCATTCAGCCGCAGCTTGTCCACAGTAAAAATCTGCTCACAGAGGGCAGTGGATCCCTGCAGCTTCCCGGCAGCATTGATGTGAACGTGGGTCTGCATGGGCTTCTTCTCCCGCGTGGTCAAATAGACGATCTCCAGAGTGGAGGAGTTTTTGTTGTTCTGGTTGTTGCTCACAATGATGGCCGGGCGGCCAGCGTGCTGCTCGCTCCCAATCTCATTGCCAGTGGGATAAACATAGTAGACCTCGCCACGATAAAACATACCGTTCATGTAAAAATCTCCTTTCAAAATTCAAGTGGTCCCTAACGCAGGAACGCTTATTTTTAGACGTTGACGCAATACCAGCCGATTTCTTCCAGCAGGGTGACAGTAACCGTGCTGTCAGGTAGTAGCTTTACGAAAAGCTCAGCTATGGCATTTGCCTGCTCTTCAGTGCGACAGAAAACTTCTTCGCCGTCTTGCCAGAAGTCGCAGGCATCAGATGGGGCCTTCGGCATCCCTGCTATCAAAACATCAAGAATGTCCATCAAAGCACCGCCTCCAGAGAATCCATAGACCGCAGATTTGGAGTGTACGCGCAAGCACTTTTGAGCCAGTCAATGTCCATGCCGTGGTCAATGAAATCCAGAGTCAAGCCGTGGTTGATGGCGTTTCCAAGGTATGTGTAGATAATCTCCATATCGTCTTCGGAAAAGTCAGTATCCAGATAGGCATTGACGGCAAATCTCATATCAGCGTGAAACCGGCGGTTGCGCCACTCTTGAGAGTAGGGCTGAGACTTGAAAGATGCTCTCGAAAGCCACTCCAGCACCTTGGCCTCGATATCCTCAGGGGTTTTGCAGTCCCGCAGAATAAAATACTGATTCGTGCGCGGGTGTGCGATAAACTCATCCCGGCTGTTGACGAAGCTGCCCGGGAAGCATTCAAGCAGCATCTCTTGTGCTTCTTTCATGGCATATTCATCCTCGGTCATACCGAACGCAAGGTGTACCTGCTTGCGGTTCTCTATTACCTGACGGTCTTTATCAGTCATCGCTCTTTCCTCCATTCAGCATCCGCATTTCATCCAGTACCTGCCGGGCGGCCCTCTTTCCATTCTCCGTGAGCTGCCGCTGCCATGCGCCCTGAGAAGGGCACCACTTGAAGGCGTGAGACTTCAGAATGGCCCGGATGTCAGGCTCAGGCTTTCCCTCAAAGATGAGCTGCACCCGCATGGTAGAGCTATTCTCGTGGTAAGTAATGCCGGGCAAGTCCTCCATGGCAACCGGCTGGGCGTTTTCCTGCACAGCGGCTTCCATTTCAGCAATGCGCTTTTCGATTTGCTGAATCTGCTTCCTGACGTTCCCAATCTGCCATGTGAGGTACGGCTTGCGGTCATTCCACTGCCGCATTCGGCCTTCGATTGCAGCCTTCTCCAGAGGGCCAATATCCGGGCATCCATCGAGAGTGTCGTTCTCACGGTAGAACAGGTTGACGGCCTTCATGTGTTCATACTGGCCCTTGACGCGCTCTAGCTTCTTCCGCAGGGCGGTCAGAGCTTCAGGGTCGCGGCTATTGATGGGGGCGTTGTGCCCGTAGTCCCGAATATTATCCAGCAGCTCCGCAGCCTTATCGTAGTTGGCGAGGTTGGCCCGCCAAGCATCGTTCTGGCGTTCCTTCTTCTTCACAGGGAAGTTGGAGCCTCCGGCAATCAGGATACTGGGGCACCATGTACCAATCTCGTTGTCGCGGTTGATGTAAAAGGCCAGCGTCCGCTCGTACTTGTCGAGCATCCCATCCACCCGGTTCCGCTGGGCGGTGGTCTTGCACTGGGCCTTCACTTCCTCAGCAATGCGCCGCGCCTCATCCACCTGACGCTGGTACTCGGCGGTTGCAGAGCCGGGCACATACTCCCTGTCAGAGCGCATCTCGTGCGCCAGCCGGGCCATATCCTCGTTAATCTCATAGCT